TCCGCTGGTGGCAGTGGTGGCCGTTATGTCAGTAACAGTGGCGGTTGTTACCGTTGGCAGGTCGAGGGTTGTAAACGTCAGTTCATTCCCATATGATGTCCCCAGCATATTAGTTGCATATGCCCGGATGTAATAAACCGTGCCGCCGGTAAGCCCGCTGAGGTTGCTCACAAAAGTCCCTGTACCGCTGCCATCGGTGGTATAACTCCCGGCAAGGGTGGGATTGGGCGTGGTTCCCCAGCAGACACCCCGCGCCGTTACCGAAGCTCCCCCGTCAGATGTAACCGTTCCCCCGCTGGTGGCGGTGGTTTGGGTGATATTGGTCACCGGGGCTGTGGTCACCACCGGGGTGGTTACGGCTTGTCCGGTGGTGAACGAAACCTCGTTGCCATAAGCCGTACCTATGCTGTTGGTGGCATAGGCCCTTACATAATACGGGGTATTGGGCTCCAGGTTTATCAAATAACTGACAAATGCGCCCAATCCGCTTCCGTTCAGGGTATGGCTGTTGTTGGTCGTCGGGCCGGGCGATGTTGCCCAGCAAACCCCACGGGCCGTTACTTCCATACCGCCATCTTCTGTAACATTTCCGCCGCAGGTAGCCGTCGATTGGGTGATTTCGGTCACAGCATCGGTTGTCACGGTGGGGGCATACAATTTCTGCATATCGAAATAATATGTGTAGTCTGTCACCGGACTATCATAGAGGGTTTTTTCGATGAAGCCGTCTGAATAGGCCGTATAGGCCAACTGATTGCCCAGATAATAAATAAAGCCGGTGCCGGTTGTGGCTTTTAAGTAATTATTGCCGGCGTCCCGCAATAGTCCCGCGTATTGTATCGAGAACCCTGCCTGGGCTTTGCCGGCGCTTAATATCTTGATACTTTTTCTGCCCGAAGCGTTCCCGGCCATCAGGGTCAATACGGAGTGGCCTGTGGCGGATATCAAAAAGGAATGCAGACCCGGCTCAAAAGTATTGGCATAGCTGGCCAGGGTAGAGCCTAAACTATTCAGCAGCAAAAGGTTAACGGGGCCACCTTTTTCGGTAAAAATATTCACGAAGGTGGTTCCGGAGAATGGGTTCGGGTAATTCTGATAAACACCAAAGCCGTCCTTTCTGCCCATTTCGGTTTCATCAATCCCGATGGGCTCCAACGCAGTGATGGTCAATACCGGGGCAGCACCATACACTGTGCTGTCGCAATTCTCGGTGAGGTTTTTAACATGAACACTGTCTAATGCGATAATGTCCTGGGTTAGAGAATCCCGTCCGGCAAAGCTGAGTGTAATTGTTGTCTGGGCAGTAGCAAACCTGAAGGTGGTTGTCAGTAATAATGATAATAAAGTCAATACAAGGTAAATTCTTAAGTTCTCCATGGCAGAAAGTTTTGTGGTGATATGTTGATTCTTTCGGTTTCGATTTATTCTATATCGCTTGTAAATGCAGGCAGAGCGGGCTTTCCCACCGAAGCCGCATTGACATCACGGGACTTGCTGTAAACTAAGTTGCAAAATAGGAATATGCAGAATACAAACCAAATTTTTGGCTAAATTTTAAAAAGAAGTCAGGAAGAAGAAGTCTCCAATCCGTTGGCAGGCGCTCAGGAAACCGGTATGATGCGGTCAACGGCAAATCCGCCATCGAATGGGTGATGGAACTCTACCGGATTACCGTACACAAAGAAAGCGGCATCCGCAACGACCCCAGTGATCAGGCTGCCGCGGTTGGGTTTTGAGAACATCTAAGCAAAAACCTTCATTTTAAAAAATTCCCGACAGGGGGCCTGCCCCCTGAGGCAGCAGTTCGAACAGCGGGGGATTTGCGGCATCATAATACCGGGCATCTCAGACAAAAGTGGATAGAAATGTTCTCAAAGTAAAATAACGCAAATCTTATTTTACTTTTAGGCCGGAAAGTAAAATAACAGGGTGAGGCCGCTGCAAAAGTATCACCCTGAAGCCAGGCTCAGCTATATCCTGAAATCCTTACCTTATTCGATGCCCGGCTACTATGATGTGGAATTTCAAGAATTAAGAACGAAATCAAACAGGTTAAAAGAACTACAGTCGCGCCTTTAACATATAAAGATGCAACACAAGTATAAAATTAGCCTCGTCTGGGGCTATTTGTCCCCTATTTGTCCCCAAAAAGCCAAAAGCCCCTTGTAATCTACTGACTACAAGAGGCTTTTTGTACCCGAGACAGGACTAAATCAACCATACAAACCAACTCATAAACGTATAGCCATATCACCAAATCAGTATTTTACGCTAACTGCTTTATATTTCTCGCCTAAAATGTACCTTTGTTCCGTCCGAATTTTCATCCGAAGTCAAAAGCATGTCCGAGGTAAAGTTCTACCTAAACAATGCCCAATCGGTTACCTCTACCCTCTATGCCGTAATCTATGACCATGGCCGGAGGTACAAGGTAGCTACCGGCATCAGCATCCAGTCAAAGAACTGGAATGCTGAGAAAATGCGCTGCAGGGAAAAATCGGATTTTCTAAACGCCAGAATCACAAACGAACAACTCAGAAACTGGGAAACCTTACTCACAAATGTGATGAACTCATTTAACCGGGACCTCATAGTTCCATCACAATCCGAATTCAAACATGCTGTAAAGATTGCCCTGGAACCCTTCATTCATCCCGATGAAAGGATTGATACCGATTTTATCAGTTTTGCCGAAAAATACATCAAACAAGCTGCCCGGAAACCTCGTACACTTATCCGCTACCAGACAACAATCAACCTTCTGCAAAGATTTCAAAAAGCAAAAAGAAAGCGGATAACCTTCGACTCAATCAACCTCGACTTCTACGAAGCACTCAAGAAATTCATGGATGCCGAAAACTACAGCCTGAACTATTTCGGGGACATCGTCAAAAACATCAAGGTTTTCATGAACGAAGCCGCAGACCGTGACTTACATGATAGCACGGCCCACAGATCCAAAAAGTTCAAAGTCATGCGCGAGGAATCCGATTCCATATACCTCTCAACGGACAAACTCAGGATTCTTGCGAATTTAGATATCACCCCTCAGCTCATTCTTTCGAATAATTCTGACCAACGCCCTCAGAATATTCAGCGACGTGTTCAATCCTTAATCGATGCCCGGGACCGGTTCCTGATTGGAGCATATACAGCCCTTCGTTTCTCAGACTTCAACACCCTTGAGGGTTTGAAAAACACGGATGAATACATTACAGCTCGGGCAATCAAAACCGGAACCCGAACAGTTATCCCCATGCATCCAATCATCAGGGAAATCCTAAACAGACGCGATAACGGCCTACCCTCTCCAATTTCGAACCAGAAAATGAATGATGCCCTGCATTTGCTCTGCAAGGTGGCCGGGTTCAATCAAATGATTTCGATTTCCAGAACTGAGGGAGGCCAACTCAAAAACACTCTCCTTCCGGAGTACGAACTTATCACCACTCACACGGCAAGGCGTTCAGCCTGCACAAATATGTATCTGGCCGGAATCCCTATTCGTACCATCATGGCCTTTTCCGGCCACAAAACCATAAAATCTTTCATGGCCTACATCAAAGCAGAGTCCCTGGAAGATGCTGCCAGAATGAAGGACCATCCATACTTCAAATTTTGATGCTTACGTATTACTTTTGTATTGCATAATTACCAATTTTTAACAACAATCTTCAATTGCTTAACAAGGTCAACGACACAATTCAACCTTAAAAAAACTAGTTTTAATATATGGCTACAGAAGAAAAATTCAACAATCCTTTAGCGGAAGTATTCGGTTTCCCAATAATTAATGAAACAGTAAAGGCCATCCGATACCGTGAAAAAAAACTTTGCCCGTTTAACAACAAAGTTCCCAATTGCACCAAAGACAAAGCAAACAACCCATTAGGCGTTTGTAGTATTTTTCACAATAATCACCCCGTAATTACTTGTCCAACAAGATTTCGCGAAGATTGGCTAATCATTGAAAATGCTGCAAAATTTGCATTTGACGAGAACATCAAATGGACTTCTCTATCTGAAATTAAGCTACTTGATAAAAATGGTCAATCTGCAGGAAACATAGATTTTGTTTTGGTGGCGTATAATGATAAAGGGAACTTAATTGACTTTGCCTCTCTTGAAGTTCAGGGCGTCTATATCTCCGGAAATTTACGTAACCCGTTTGATAACTACATAAACAACCCGAAAAAAGGGTTTTCTTGGGTAACAGGCTACAATTCTCCCAAGCCTGATTACCTTTCTTCGTCTCGGAAGAGGCTAATACCTCAAATGCTATACAAAGGCGGAATTTTTCAATCTTGGAAGAAGAAACAATCAGTTGCATTACAGAAGTCCTTTTTCGCAACCTTGCCAACCCTTCCAAAAGTTAGCAAAGAAGAAGCAGATATCGCATGGTTTTTATATGACTTGATTCTCGATACCACAACAAACCTTTATAATTTGGCACTAACAGAAACTGTTTATACAGAATTTGAATCAGCCTTATATAGGGTAACAACTCCAGAACCCGGGAGATTAGAAGATTTTATTAATTTACTTCAGTACAGACTTGATGAAAGATTAGAAGGAAGTCCACCTGATGCACCAACCTTAAACGAAATAATCAGTAGTTAAAATGGGAGAACAACTTAGCATAGAACAATTTCTTAATCGAAATCCGCAAAACCACGTTGTCAATGTCTCATCGGTTCCGCAAAGAAGTCCTTTTCGTTATCCAGGAGGAAAAACCTGGTTAATACCGACTGTAAGAGATTGGTTGAAACAAGAAACCCAAAGCAAAATCTTAATTGAACCATTTGCTGGGGGAGGTATTGTAAGTTTAACTGCAGCATTTGAAAATCTTGTAGACCGCGTTACCATGGTTGAGCTAGATGAAGAAGTTGCTTCAGTATGGAAAACCATTATTAATGGTGAAAACGAATGGCTTGCCAATAAAATTCTGCAATTTGATCTAACCACGGAAAACGTAAACACAGAACTTAGCTATTTGTACAAGGATGAGAAAAACATAGCGTTTTGCACCATTCTAAAGAATAGAGTCTTTCACGGTGGAATTTTAGCTAAGGGTTCGGGAATGCTTAAGCACGGAGAAAACGGAAAAGGTATTTCCTCAAGGTGGTACGCCAAAACTCTTGCACAAAGGATTAGGGCAATAAATGACATTAAACATAAAATAGAGTTTGTTCAAACGGATGCTTTTAAAGTAATTGAAGAAAAAAGCAATATTGAGAATGCTTATTTTTTTATTGACCCCCCCTATACAATAGCAGGAAAGAGGCTTTATAAATATTTTGAAATTGACCATGAACGACTATTTAACCTAACCTCAAAAATACAGGGCAGGTTTATGTTAACCTATGACGACACAAAAGAAATCAGAGCTTTAGTCAATAAGTATGGGTTAAAATTCAAAGTCATTCCCATGAAAACCACACATCATTTGCAGAAAAACGAAATCATAATTTCTGACAACTTTGACTGGCAGATAAGTACAAGCAATGTAGAGCAGGGGTAATCGCTAATAACTGGCCACGAGCAAATAACAAAAGCCCCGCAACCTTCCGGAAGCGGGGCTTGGAATTTCGAGAGCTCCGACTTATGCCATCAATACAGACATTGCTTTACGGGTGATCTCATGCTCAGGGCCTCCCAGAACTACTCCTTTCATTTTGCGGTCCTGACTTGCATAATCCTTTACATTCTGAAAGTAACTCGTTATACCGTTGTACACGTGCAAGGCTGTTCCTTTCCATTGCTCCTGCCCCGGGGCGCTATACAAAGCCTCGTACACTTCATCCATCATGTTCTTTTTGCGTGTAGGCAATTCTCCTGCGGCCAGCTTCTGCAGCTCCTCCGGGGTCATCATGATTTTGTTGACTGCTTCAATAGCCAACCGGTCATCCATCTTCGTTTTCGACAACCGGAAAAGGCTCTCTTCAACTTCGCTTGCAAACTTTATCGACAGGTCAAGCAACATACGACCCTCATTTAACCTGTTCTGTAAATTGGAGGTGTGCCGGATTGTGATTGAGTTCTTCCGTGTCCTGAGGGCTGCATTCAGGGTATTGTTACAAACAATCCTCACCGGTGTGAAAAATACGCTCAGGGGATATGAACCGTCATGCGAGTTCACAACCACAATGTAATTCTCAATGATGTCCTCTTTGCCAAGCTTAATGTAATTCGGGAGCTTTGCCGTTACGAAGGTAACCTCACCTTTCCCGAGTGCTCCTGCGCTCTCATAGGTGATATCCTCCTTAGCAATTACCAAATCATCCAGAAACGCAAATGCCTCACGATTCTGCATTACCGTGTACCAATCAGTCAACCGATTACCGAGAACCGCTCCGGTGTCAGTTCGGACTGTCGAAACCGAACCGGTACCGACCCAGGAACCATTCAGGTTAACGAAATTCGGACACTTTACAACTTCATAGTCCAACTGAGCCATCTGGATAACCTCCTCAGACCTTTTGGCCTCTTTGGAGATTTGACCAAACCCGTGCCAAGCGGGTTCTTTCAACAAATACAGGGAAGCTTTCCCGTTCTCAAAATTCAGATTGTGTGACATAGTATTAAAATTTAAGGGGTTAAGGGTTCAAATCCATACCACAAAAGTCTCCACAGGAGAATTAGCCTTTCCCGTGGTTTTGAATTCATACCAACGTTTGCATCTGTAATCAATTTGAAATTCCCGGAATTCCCCATTGATTATAAGTGCCAAGTAATTACTTGACCTCATTAGGATTTCCCCTGGGTTATCCGCTATCATTCCAATTATAATTTCATTTGCTTTCATGGTTAGTCCTCCTCGGTTTCAAATTTGTCATCTGACAGGCCCTCTGCATCTAAGGCATCGCCCATCATTACTTTCAGGTCCTTTATCAAGTCCTTCAGGCTGCTATCGTACGGATTTCCCGTACCGGTCAATGTGTTAAACCCATAACGGCCATAGGCTAAATAATGCCTTTCAACGTTTGTCCCACGGACTGCTTGGTCAACTAACTCTTGGGCTGCTTCTACGAGTTCCAGGGCTTCCCGGATTTTTTGGATTCTGTCATTCAATTCAATTGCTTTCATTTTGTGTCGTGTTTAGGTGGTTTGCATATGTAAAGATACAACATATTACCCACAAAGTCAAGTTTTTCAGGGAGTTACAGCAATTTTTTTCGTGTTTTTTCGTAATTTGTCAACTTTCCAAATAAGCGGATTTGACATAAAAACCCCGGCCAACATCTGTCAACCGGGGCATCCATTTTCAACCACGAAAAATGCTAAACTCAATTTTTAATCTAAGGAGGGTGCAAATTGGGCCGGCTCAAAAAATTGTAATACACGGCAATCTTATGCGACCGGTTTAACAGTCCGTATTCATAGCCCACTAACCAGCTACCCTTTCCAATTTGCGTACCCAGGGAAACCTCATTGAGCACTGCAGAGGTCATGACAGATCCGCCAAAGTAAGCCCTCCATTTATCCTCCGGGTAGATTGCCGATGTGGTGTGAATAATTGCAACCGGCCTGCGGTTTGCGAATATCAACCTCCGCCCTTGTAGTCTGTTTTCGGTAACCGTGTCCTCGACAATTACCAGGGCGGAAGAATCATCCTTCAACGTATCTCGGTAGAATACCCGTGCGAAATAGTCAGCCAGAATTGCGGCTGTGTCAATAGGACGGTCTCTCCAACGAGTGCTCCCGGTATCAATGAAGACCGGGACCGGCTTTTGAACCTCCACAGCATACGGGATTGAATCCCCGGGAATGGTGTCAATACGTGTGCTGAAAATGACCTCCGGTTTCGGTTTCCACCAAAACATGAATACCACAGCCCATGCTACCAATAGGACAAAAAGAATGATGTTTGCCTTTTTCATGATTCCAGGGATTCAGGTTCGTCCAATACCGGCACCGACTCAACAATTTCCACCGAAACGTATTCAACCACATGGTCATAAACTGTCATGACGTACCGGCCATGCTCATCGGGTTCCGGGGCAGGATTCTCGTAGGTTTGGGTTCCATCTTTGGCCGGGTAGCCCAGGGTCTTGTTTATGGTTGAAAGGTCGGCAAGGTAGGTCTCAAGGTTAGGGTAAACAGCGAAACGCTTAGGGTTTGCATGTTCAATAACAGAATTCGGTTCAGGATTGATTTCAAAAATATCCATGACTTCAGGTTTTGATTAGACGAATAGAGCAACCAAGTTTTACATTTCCCCCGCTACCTATAATATTTGCAGAATTACTAAGTAAAGCAAATAGGTATTGAAAGGTGGTAGTCCATAAATAACCCCTTTCTTTTAATGTAGTGAACAAACCGTTATGGTCTATCCTTGCACCACCGCCTACTAATGAAAATCCGGATTCATTGGTAGCTCCTTCATTTGGTGTCATCCAATATGTAGTACCTGCAACTTTCATCTTACCAGCAGCTATTGATGTGCCTCCAAGTGTTGTTATAAGTGTGTTATAATCAGTCTGTGATGGGACTCTCCATCCATAGCCACTACTCACCATATCGGCATCAAGCAAAGCAGCAGCATACCCGTTGTATATTTTGCCAAATACAACTTGATTAGCTTCTGTATTACTATGACTGCACCACATAGCGGCTTCTTTTAGTGCAGCATAATTTTTCGTTGCGGCATCACCTGACGTAGCAGCATATACAGCATCGTAGATTTCTGTTGAATTTGTCCAACCGAGTTCTTGTAACGATAGTGTAGTAATATCAATTTGGCCAGTTCCAAATGCCCTCAAAAATAAAGCTGTTGCATCTGCCTTTACAATAAACTCCGTGCTAAAACTTCCAGTAAGCCCCTCTTTATAAACAGCAGTCCCAAGTATTCTAAAATTGGTAATACCTGCCGCGGACGTCCCGGCTATTGTAATTTTGTAATATTTTCCAACTGTCGTAACTCCTGTTTTAGCCAAGTATCCATTAGTTACGTCAATGTTGAAAGAATCTGCATCAATAACTGAAGCAGTTAATGGAGTCCAACCCACTGTAAAATTCCATCCTGTTAACTTCTCAACAGCACTATTGGCCTGCATCTCCTGAATGATATTTCCAGCCGGGGTAACCGCAACATCTATGTTTCGGATACTCCAAGTTTGATTCCCGATTGTTACAGAAGGAATCTCAGGAATTAAGGCACGTAACATTGCAGTTTCGGATGCAACTTGTGAGGCTGACATTACTCCACCAATTCTTAGATACGGCAATGCGCCATAAAACCCGGTTGTACTACTTGCCGGTGCATTTTTCCCTAAATACTTAAAAACAGCGTATCCGTTTATTCCTTCTGCTGAAAAGCTTTGATTATTAACATACAACACCAACCTTCCTATTCCTGTTCCTGTTGGTGTATATGTAATTTGGCAAACATTGTACTTCCCAAGTGCCAACGGAATAGATGTTGCCTCAACAATGGTTCCGGCAGCATTCACAGCAAGATTTCTCCCAAGTCCATTTCCTCTAAGTCTTATTTGAGAATTTGTGCTTGCTACAAAAGCATCGCCAAGGATTAAACCATTCGTGAATACATTTGATTCATGCCCAGAGGGATTTATAACAAACGTTACTGACCAAGCTGTATTGGCGTCAAATGAGATTTGTGGGAACTCAAAATGTCTGCTCCCTGCATTTGGATTCATTAAGCTTATAACATCCCCCGGAGCAATCAACCCGGTCAGATACGGTTGATTTACCTCCGTTGTCTGCGTCAGGTCATTGGCCAAGAGTTGCATGCTGTACAGTTTAGTGATGAACCTGTCCAGTCCGCTGTCCCGGGTTTTTACACCTGCACCGGGCAAGGCAAGTAGTAGGGTTTTATCCTGTTCGCCGGATTGTCGGAGCCACTGTGCCACGGCCCGGGCAAATGGAAGATTCTGCATCTGCCCTGAATCAGACAGAACCCGGCTGCGGTGCCTGGCTATAGGATCGGAATCTCCAAAAAGAAGCGCATCCATATGCTAAGCCGTTTGAATTACACCAAACTGGATTTTGAAAACCTGGCCGCTTATCGGAGTTTTGGCATCCAAAATCTGAGGAATGAAATACAGCTTATTCGCAACAGTACTCAGGGAAATCTTATCATACAGATTGATGCCTGCAACACTATCCGTTGCTCCCCCTTCTGCTGTGGCTAGGGTTACATCGATAAAGCCAACCCTTTTGTCTGCATTCGATTGCAACATTGTGAAGGCTGCATTGTCATTGAGGGCTGTTACGCTGTCGCGGTAAATGTGAATCCGTAAGCGTGTACCGGCCCACAACGTGTTATTGATCTGAACCCTGAGGTTGTCAATCTTGATACCTGCACCGGCTGCTTTGGCAGCTGTCAGTTCCGGAAGGGTTGCTTCACTGGTAGCATTCGCAATCACGTCTCCGGCCGCATAAGCTGTTGTGTCGGCCGGGCGGGTCAGGGTATAGGTTAGGGTGCGGATTGTACTCGAGGCTGTGAATAAATTTACCACAGCTTCATAAATTGACCCAAGGAGCGAAAAAGCCCCTACGATTTTGTGTATTACCATTTTACAACAATGTTTAAAATTTTACCCGTGGCCACAATGTCTGAAACCGCAACACGTACATAGGTATTCCGTTTGAGGTTCAAAACCGTAAAAAGAACTGAGGTTGTCCCGGATACTGCCTCAACGACAGAATCCTCGATGGTAGCATAGTCACCGGTTTCCTCCGTTGACTCCTGAATTGAAAGATTACAGCTTCCGGCCAGATTTTCAAAATTGACCTGCACTTTAATCGATTCCTGATAAACCTTGAAAGCAGGGAAAGACTTTGACCCTCCCGTAAGGTTGTAATTAACTTCTTGTGTCATAATCAAATAAATTAAGTAGGTGAAACATATAAACTCTGAACTCTGTGCGTTACGTGGGCCTGCCACCGCACTTTATTATCATCCCTGCCGGTAACCAAAATTTTCAAAACACATCTGCCATCAAGAACCTCTGTGTCAAGATTTACCAACGTAACATGAACCGCACCAATATACCTGTGCACGGCCTCAATGCTTGCCAGACCTTCTTCGTCAACCCCAATGATTGCCTCCACATGATGAGCCTCCAGCAACGTCCCATCGCCCGGAACCGATGACGTTACATCAATCGTCAGGTTGTGCATTGCATTATGCAACAGCTTCGGCAACTGCGGATAATCCATAACCGTAGGTGTATCGTCTGCCGTCTCGATTCTCAGCAAATACTCTGACTTTTGAAAATCACCCCTTGAATTTACCGGGTCAATAGCAATGACTTCCTCGCCCTCGTTATTCATCATTCCAAGCTTGAAAAACACCTGCCCGAAGGGAATCCGGTACCATTTCTGCCTGTCCGACAAAATCAACTGTGTCAATCCTCCGGCCGTGTACGTCTGTGCCACAAGCGCAATATACCAGTCGTGATTGTGAAACGTTGTTATGCTCACCGGAGGCTCCGGGGGAAATCCATCCCCTAACCATCCCTGTGTATCTTCCGCAAATTTAAACGGGGTTGGCTCCTGCTCTGACTGAATCCACAGATCCCCTGCCGAAATAGGAGACATGGTGTCCCGGTATGCTTGTGAAGCCCAAACGTTTCCGAATCCTCTCAGATTCAAAGCCCTTTCTGCTCCGGCCACCATTGTTTTCAAAATGTTCCTGATAGCCGTGGCCGACGTGCGGTTATTCCCGGTCAGCGACTCTAAGGCATCCCGCACCTGTTCCGGGGTATTGTACCCTCCTCCGGTTCCGGTGCCACCCATGGCCACAATAGCAGCATATATGTCAGTAACAATCGATTTCAGCACGGCATTGTGAACCGGTCCTGTGATTTCCTGATTCCCGTTCTCTGTGATGAACTGGTCAATAATTTCAATCAAACTTGCTTTGCTCATAACTCTATTTGTATTAAGTGGTCCGGGTTGTGGTCGAGGTTGTAATCCCCAAACCCGTGTAAATCGAAATACCTGTTTTCTGCCTTGGCCAATTCAATGACCCAGGCGGCCATCGGAAAGCCCTCTTCTCTAACTGCTTCCAGTTTTGACCCATCGGCCCGGGTGTATTGCTCTCCATTTAGTTTAACATCACTGCAGGAAAATATCCTGTTCAGCTTATCCGCAAGCCAGTTCGGAATTCCACGGCCATCCCCAAAAGTGGCCTTGCAGTTTGCAAAAGGTACGCTACTCAAAAGCACCGTGTTATACGTCTGGTCCCTGTACACAACATCTTTTGACCCCGGCAGGAATCCATCTGAAGGAAAGCCTCCTTCGACCCGAATCATGTACTTTTTCTCTCCCTCCTCAGGTTGAAACAAAGTGCCAAACTCATTACCGGAATGGGAAAATTGAATCAGAACCGTCCCTGGGTGAACCGGCCGGATGCAGATAGGTTCTGATACAAGAGACAGCCGTTTCCCGTCCTGCCACTCTACCTCTACCTCGATTTGATACAATCCTTCCTCGATGCCGGACAATGACTTGGAAAATTCAAAATAGTCATATCCTGAACCCGTCAACGTAAGCGAATCCCAGGGGATTTCAACGGCTTCATTGTCCCCTACAAGGTTCGCTGTAAAATCAACTATTGCTCCGGCCGGTACCGCAATCTGAAACGCAATAGTGTCAGCATTGCAGTATTTCTGTGCATATGCCACCTGTTCCTCATGCTCAGGGATGCCCAGGGAAAATAAACCATTGTACCGACTGAAAGGACTTACCAGCCGGACCGGATTCAAAAGCGGTATATTGATAGGTGCAATCATCTGATTAATGGTGTTAAGTCCGTGTCTCTTTTCAAAAGCATCTTAATTTCACACTTCCCGTCATTTGCAGTTGAATTGACAACCTCCATGATAAATCCTTCTACTCCGTTGACATTGATTGATTTTCGGGGGGAGGTCATCAAACTTTCGTGTACATTGCCCAATATAACCGCCTCAGCTTCTACCATGATTGGCAAAAATAATCCCTCTGAACCCACAAAGACTTCATCTTCACTTTCAACCACAGTCGAGGCTTCTGAATCAAGCTGACTTTCGACATCAACATTTCTGTCTCCCGACACATATTCTGCTTCTACCGGCAAAGCGAGAAAAGACAAAACCGTACCTGCATGCCTCTTTAATGACCGTTTTGGTGAGAAAATCAAATTGTACACCGTATCTGCCTGCTCCTCGTTAAAAAACCCGTCCACAACAGTATAATCCCTGTACAAAGTCCCATCAGGGTTTACATGAAACATGAACACTGAATTGTCGCTGTCCATTGCCTTATTCTCCGACCGGCCCTCCATGACAATCATTTCAATACCGAAAATATCTGCCCTGAATTTGCAAGTCTTGTCCAAGGTTTTGACAACTTTCGTCAAATTCAATGAGTATTGTTGTCCAGCGTTAAACTCATACCGGCCATTCATCCCAATCCCATCACCCGTAGATTTGTCATCAAAACCAACCTTCACCGAATTATACTGCAGATCCGTTGACCCCGAAACCTTAAAATCAGAAACCCTTTCTGTTCCCATGTTTTCCTCATCATCAAGGAAATATGACAGCTCTTCAATTACCAAGGTTGGAAGGTTGTCAATGATTTCAATGCCCATCCCAATATTATACAGCGCATCCATGGCCTTAAAGAACTCCTCAAACGAGGTCTTCAAAACGACGGGGTGAATATCACGAAGCGCAAGCCCGGAGGTCAGGGCCATCCAAGACAATCCTTCTAATAAATCACTTTTCACTGGGTACCCCGGTGCAACCTTTTCAATCAACTCCGCGAACAATCGCATAGGAGAGAGAGCCGGCATCCGCATAACAGACACATCCCGAATGAAAAAGAATGTGTCAACATCAACGGCCGTTATCTCAAAGGTTCCTGTTACCCCCGGCCGGCTGCTGTAAATGTGTACCTGTAATTTTACCTGCTGTGATGCAGATACATTGTCCGTCAGCTCAACATCAATGTAACTTGTGTCATTTAATGAGCCGGTACCTGAATTACTGTACACGTTCACCCCATCTCCGCCAACGATATCAATACTGAACCCTACTGTCTCCCCGGGTAATGAAAGCTGCACATACAGTCCAAGTCGAACCCTGTACAGGAATTTGATGTTTTTATCCGGCATCACAAACCACGTGGCTGTATTCACTGTCTGATTGTCCGTCGAAACAATTTCCCTCACAACCTCTTTTTTCGCAAACTCCACAGGGATATTGTAAGTAACATCCATGTCTGGCTCATACTCCGTCAACCGGCCAAGGTGCTTAATTGAATTGACAAGCGCAACATGATCATAAACCACTTCCTTGTCATGTTGTGTTACCCCGTCAATAATCAACGAATAAACCGTTTTCTCGTTAGCTTTCAACAATCGATTCAACCCTCCTGCAATAATATTGACCTCAACCATTTCAGCACTATCCCTGAACGTTGAAAAATCAACTTCTCCTTCATAAAATAGGGAGTATTGCAAAGATACCTTGTTCATCCTGTTAATCCGGAACCCTATGACCTTCTCTACCCCATAGGTATAATACTGTTCCCTCAGAAACCTTGCACCGTCCAAAACAAACTTCAGGGACACACCAAAATTCCTGAACAGGCCAAAATAAACCGGATGCCTTACATAGTTCACCTGTATTTCGTCCCATCCTGCAGGGGCATGGATAAGCGTGGTTTCCGTTGTACCGTCAATCAATATGAATTCAAATTCCTTCATCAGTTACGAATATTGTCTTCAATCCATTTGGTAACACCGTTCTGTGTGCGGAGGTAACGGGTAAATCCGTTTTTATCAAAGACCAAATGTGTCTCTACCTTGTTGCGAATCACATCGGCCAGCATATTGAACCCTTCGTGCAACCCTTCAACCTTTCTTTCCAATTCCTTTGTCCCGGAGTTATCCATAAAGGGGAAAACCGGGAATGAAGCATCACCGGCCGCCTTTAACAACTCATGGTTCGGGATAACCTGAGCATGTTCCGGAAGAAACGTAACCGTTGGCCGGTCCGGGGTAAAAAAGGTCTGGCCGTCTTTCAAGCGGATCGCCTCAGTCCCTTGCTCACCAACCCAAGCAAATTCAGCGGGACCGTCTTTCCTTCCCCGGAAGTATTTAGGGAGAGGCTGAGCAATAGCAAACGCTAATTGAGCGGCACCAATGGCTCCGGACAATCCAGCAAGGAAAAGATTTGGCAACGCCTCCACCACTGCAGAAGCAGTATTGGTAAGGATTTCGAATATTGACATGGCTCTCTGAAACCGGGCCTGTTCCATTTTGACCTGTCTCCGTTTCTTTTCCCTTTCGGCCTCCTTTGCATCATAGCTTGCCGCAATCCTGTCCTTAGCCGCCTGTGTCAACCCAGCATTTTCCAGTTCCTTGTTTTTTGCCGCTTCATCAGCCTCAGCCTTTTTGTCGAGGTCGGCCAGCTCAGACTCATAATGTGCATTGATAAGATTTGTGATTCCCGAATATAATACCTGCGCCAGTTCTTTCAGCTTCTCGTTTGCCGCCTTTTGTGCATCAATTTCTCTGTCTCTGTTTGCAACAAACTGGTCTGTTTTCGCATTGTCAAGGGCAATCTGGGCTTCCTTCAATGCCTTCTCTTGCTCAAAGGCATCAAGCCCTAATTCCTTCGCTTTATCCAGTTCCTTCTGTGCAATATCAATCGCACTTTGGTACCTCGACAAGGAGAATTTTGCCTCCAAGTCTGAAATTTGCTTCTGGAATGCTTCCGCATCAATCACACCTGAGGCATATTGCTGTGCTATTGCTGCCCTTTCATCCGCATACTGCCTTTCATATTCCAATAGCCGGGAATCCCCAGCCTTCCTGATTGCTTCTGTGGCCGCCTTGAGTACTTCGTCCGCCTTCAATTTTTCATACTTAGCATTTATGGCCAGAACGGACGCACCTGTTTTGATAGCCTCCTCAATTTCAATTTTCCGCTGCGTCTCTAACATTAACAATTTCAATTCAAGATACCGGGCTGAACCCTCGCCTTCCGCATCTAACCCAATCTGAATATTCAACTGTTGTCTTTTCAGAGTTTCAACTTGCGCCTCGCGAATCAGTTCATCTTCCTTCTTTATTTGCTCCAATGTGAGGTTCTGAATGATTTTGTTTAACATTTTTCTCTGCTCCACCGTCAAAGTGGTCTCGATTCTGAGCTGTGTTTTAACTTCCTCAATTCTTTGCCGGTACGATTCCCGCATAGAAGTTAATTCCTTTTCAAATCCCTCATTCATCAGGGAAATGCTTGTTTCTGTCAGCTTCCTGACAATTTCCTCGTTCTGCTTCAAATATTCCTCCGCATACTTGCGCCTGATTTCAGATTCTTTTTTTACTTGTGCCTCTGTCAATGCTGCAATCATTTCATTACTTCCTTGCGCCTGTCCTATCCGGTGCGCATACTCAAACCTTAACAATGCCAGCTCTTTTGCCATGCCGTCTTTCATTGACTCCAGCTGTTGTTTTTGAGCATCCCTTTTTAGTGAAATATCCCTGATTGTTGCTGATGTATTGAGTTCATCAATCTTTTGCAATGTTTCTTTCTGTGCTTTTTTTAACTCTTCGAATTGTTCTTTTTGTTCATCTGTCATTCGCTTGTTTAACATTGAAAAGCTGACTATAAGGGATTGCCTTGTTTCAAATTCATTTTGCAAGACCCTCAATCTTTCTTTTGAAATTTGGTATTCTGAAACCCCGGAGGCTTCCATAATTTTTATTTGTCTCTCAAGGTCGGTATTGATCTGTTCAATCTGACGTTTCGTATGACTAAGTTTTTCGGCAAACTTTTCCTGTATATCTGCATTTGAGGAAAACACCTTATACAATCCATATCCTGCAGCAACTAAAGCAACCACCGCAGCAAGCAACAAACCGGCCGGGTTGGCCAACATAGCCTTATTCAATAACCATTGAGCAGCTGTAGCGGCTTTTCGGACAACAATCCCCTTCCCTTCTGCAGAGGTTTGGAGATTGGTGATAAGAACCTGAGCCTTGCGCTGTAAATTCTCCGCCAAGATATAAGCCGCGCTCTCTTTTTGCAGTACGTTTTGAATCGAGCGCAATCCATTGAGGACTGCCATTGCAGCCTGTAACTTCACAAAGGTTTGCATCAGTTCCTCATTCTCCACTCCCAAAAGGGCGCTGGCTCCTTCCATGGCCGTGTACACTCCCGTCAGCCCTTCCGCAACACTAATCACCTGGTCCAAACTCTTCGTGTCTGACGCCATCACCTTGGCCTCGGCTGTTACGTCTTGCATTGTATCAACTAACTGTCCAAGCGTTTGCCTCAAATCTTCATAGGCTTGTGAACCCTCAAGCCCGTTCTTTTTCATCAAAGCAAGTTGTTCAACCATTAGCCTTTGTTGTTCTCTCAGGCTCATATTCGAATCATCAACTGCTACAACCAACTGGGAAAGCTTATTGCTTAGATCCTGAAAGGCTTCTGAGTTTTCAAGCCCTTCGACCTTTAATTTCGCCATTTCCCTTGCAATCCCGGCCATTTCAACCTTGACTGCCTTCCCGGCAATTTCATAATTACCAACCTGACGGAAGAACTCACCAATCTCATGTTCTGCCTCGGTTACGGCTTTGTTTAATATCTGTATCTTCTGTAACATCTCCTGACCGGTAGCCCCCTTCCTCTCTTCCTCTGACAAAGCCTTAAAAGCGTTTTTCGCTTCGGTCAATTCTGCCGACAATCTGTTCAGGGAACCCGCCTTTTCCGCATTTAGTTTCGCCTCGATAGCCAACTCAGAATTTCGTTTCCTTATCTCAAGATTAAGTTTTGCTGTTTCCTTTGCCGCCTCTGATTCAAGGGATGCTTGCTTTGCCAAAAGTTTTGCCCTGCCTTCTTCTAACTTGGCTATCTCCTTCGTCAAAGGGCCAAGGATTTTCATCTGTGCCTCAAGGTCGCTTCCGGCCTGTGCCACATCCTTCAGATTCTTCGCCTTACCAAAATCAAACTTCAAGGAATGAGCAACACCGGCCACTGTCTCCATTTTATCAATGATAGTCCCAAGACCCTGATTGACCGTTTCAATTTGCTTTTGAACGGCTGCAATATCAATTATTTCAGTAATTTTACCCTTGCTTCCCATAAATCAAAGTAATGTTGTGGAGAAAGAAAAAACCTGAGCGCATTATTCCTCGCCTCATAATCGAAAATCCTACTGACAGGCATCTGGAGATTGTTGCAAAACAGCTGGCCGATGAACTCGAAAAAAGGGTTGAGGAAAAGAAACGGGAAAAACTCCGCGAACAAATGAAGGATAAGCCCGGGGAATTCCTCGGGGCCGGCTGCGTGGTATGGATCGCAATACTTCTCATGATTATTTTTTTCGTTGCTGTGCTTTCGTCATAGCCTCAACCCATTGCTCATATTTTTTCAACAAAGCGGCATATTCAAGAACTGTAACCTGGTCAGCGCGCACCTGATAACCCATGAATTTTGACAGGTCAAGTAATACGGACGCAAACTTTTCACGCGACAACTCTCCGGGGGAACCTGCCTTAATCAGCCGGTCATACTCTGCTTTTTTCTGAGCAAGCGCTATTTCAATACCCTTTGACCGAGTGTTAATCCCTTCAAGCACCTTGGCAAGTCTATTCATGTCTGACCTGTCAAAGTCACCCCGGTAACCAAAGCTCTCAAGAATATAAACTGCCTTTGCGCTATGCCGGTAAGCCAGTATCGATATACAGGCCCGCACTGTCAACAATTTACTTGTGAGGGCGCCTATTTCTTTCGACAGGCTCAAAACCTGAACATACCTCGGAGCCTTGACCAATTCGCAGTACTCTGAGAAAAGGTTTTCCCATGCGTTTGAGATTTCGAGCGGTGACGGTTTTCCTGACCTGACAAGGACATTTAGGTTTCCAGTAAGCAACACCTCGATAAATACGGAAAGCGGGGTATCACTGCAACGGTGATATGTATTCGATAGCCTCACGGGATAAGGCTTCCGGGCAATCATTTCCCATAAACCCGAAACTCCCGTCCGGATTTTTGTAAATGAGAACAACCGTGTTCTCTGCCTTTGCCCAGGCTTTTGCAAGCCGTTTGATGTTTTCATATCCGCTTCGCTCCTTTCTGATTTGTGAACACCCGCAACTCATTACTCAAAGATTAAACCTGTTTGTTCCTCAATGGCCTCAGCCAGTTCCGGATAAAAAACCTCCTCATTGTAGTATTCCTGATTGTTGTCGGTAAGGCCAAACACTTCATCACCATACTTCTCAATCAAGCTCTCTGCCTTGCTGTCCGTTGCAATTCTGTCAATATCCTCTCCATTCACGTCAATGTCAAAAGAATCTGAAAATGCACCGGTAAGGATTAGGTCCACATTGCCCAAACCCGGTAACGGGTTCAGGGCATTTTTCATTATTGCATACTCACTGTTTCTGTACCTTCCAATCTGTTTACCATCTGACCGAATACCGTGCGCCATCTGCTCCCTGTTAAGCATAACCATTTCACGGGTAGTCTTACCAACGGCCACCTTCGATTCCTTATCAACGTCAATGGAATCCAGGTTTTCAATCATGTCCAGTACATCAGCCACCGGGTTTCATTTTTTCAATTTCCTTTCTCAATTTCGCATTTTCGCATGTCAGGGAGTTTACTTTTACTGTCAATACTGCAATTTCTGACCGCAGACTGATATTTTCATCCCGTATGGCCAGATACTGCTCATTGTAGGTTTTGAGCTGTGCATTTAGGTTCTCTGCTGCTTCACGCCAAATTTCGACAGCCTTAGACACATTTTCAAGTTCAACTGACTGAGCATCTGCCTTGCTCTTTCTCCGGCCGAATACCCAGCCAAACAACCCGGTTACGGCTGATATGAAAAAGGTCAAAAGCATCGTAATTAGTTCACTTCTTTCCATCTTGCAACTTTGTAAATTGTTCGTTTAGGACGTCTTTTCTTGTAAACACCATCACCCTCGCGACTACCGGCTTCGTTGGTATTGCCTTCGATGGTGATATAATAAGGCCCTGATTCGTTTTCCAGAATTCCTACATGCGCGATTCGCTTCTTGCTTTGATAGTAAATCCCGAAAACATCTCCTGGTTCCCATCCCAAAAGCGTTATCGCCCTTGCCTGAGGAAACCACGATGGAGACCATGCCGGGGCTTTAGGAACCGGGCAATCACATAAACGGTGAACATACGTTACAAAGGCCGCACACCACGGAGCGCCCTTCGTAACATTTGCGGATGCCAAAAACATCTCCACATCCGGGCCATCATTGTTCCCGGTTGCTTCCCGGACACCTACATAATGATTTGCAAATTGAATTACACAATCGTTTTGAAGGCTACCACGAAAGCCAAGAAGTACAACGAAAACAGCAACAAGGCTAATTTTAATTTTCGCCATCCTTGTAAGTTTGAGAAAAACACACCAAAATCATTATCCAAAAACCTGTAAATCTCCGGGAACGTGAGTTTCAAGAGAAACCAGGCCAGGCCGTGAAAAATCAGCACTGCGATGATTGCAAAGATTACCTGTTGCAATACTGCCGAATCATACGCAGCTGCCGTAGGGTCAACCATCCGAAGCAATGTAGGTGAGTAAAACCATAGCAACAAAGCCAAAGGAATCGAAAGGAATTCGTTCCACACAGCTATAAACCGAAACAACCTTTTCATTTCGCCTCCTGCTTTTTTGCAATTCGATATACCTGCTTCAGCATTTCCTTGCGGTCTTTCAGTTCCTTGTGCATGTAGGCAGAGTTTTCATATTCCTTCACAAAGTCCTTTTCAGACTGAAAAGAAAGGACGTGACCAGTCAGAAAACTGGCCCCGTCCATGGTGATGTAATTGCCCTTCATTACGGTGCGGGCATGGTAACAGTAATACCTCCGGTCGATTCGTACCCGTTGTCCGGTGCGCCACCCACATTTGCGGTAGCCAGATCCTCAGTCGAGGCCAGGTTAATGACATGCTCACCGGTTCCGGTAAATGAAATATCCCATCCGTTTGCAGTCGTGTTTTTGACCACGGACGTAATGGATACGGTTGCCCCTGCTTTCGTTACACTCCACAGGGCTCCCGCGGCCAAGGCATCAGAGAATGAATCAAATATGTTCACCTTGTCGCATTGTGTACGCACACCGACAGTAGCTTTTCCGGCCACCTTTGCAATCTCGAAGAGTTCAACATCAATGATACCTTTAACGGCCTCCTCAACATCAACACCCGGATTCAGGAAAACAACATTGTCGTTGAATTCTGCCGGCTTCGATAAAGCAAAGCGAACCTGAAAAATGGAAGAATTGCTACCGTCTGCAATTTTGAACGGCTTGGCATAAAAGAAATCAAGGCTGAACCCTGTGATTTCACCGGCCGGGGTGCGAGTGCCAAAAATGATATTGTTGCTGTCAACAAACAGCACCTTCATTTTTGCCTTGTTGAAAGCACGGAGCTTCGACTGCAGACAAAGGCCACTATTCAGCATCCGGAAAGTCCAGTCGTATTTCCCATCACGGGCAACCTGTTTGGAGCCATAGCCCAGGGATACTACAACTTCTTCCTCGGAGCTGTCGGCAATTTCGTCGAATCGGAAAACGGGATAAATACGTTCCCTGCCGGTCAGCAATGCCAACTCCTGCAGTTCTGCAATAATATCCGCAGCTTCCTCATCGGTGAAGGATTTGGAACGGTCAATCAAGATCGCCCCAACAATTTTGTCCGGAGCCAAAAGGCAAGCCGGAATACCGGTATTTGCGCCTCCAACAAAACAGGTAGGCGTGTTAATCGTTGTCATGGTATACAGATTTGAGGTTTAACAGTCAAATTCAAGTCAACTAATTCAATACAGTCAATAAAGTCATTGAAGATGTTACCCTGATTTCCATACAGCCCGGTTCTTCCCCAATACATGCGGTCATACTTAGTATGAACAATTTTCGAGGGTTCGGTTTCACGAAAATAACCGGACTTGGCAATCTTGGCAAGGAACAGAACATAAATTGGAATCAATACAGGGTTAAAAGATTGGGCGTACCTGTCTGCGGCTTTCAGCTCTCGGTTCGTCAGGGTTGCAATAATCAGGTTCAGCTTCAACTGCGTTCCCTGGGCAAATCCTTTCTTTTCCGGAAAGTCCTGAAACAGGGCAATGAGGGGATATTTCTTCTCCGTAGCTTCCGGGTTGGCACTCATCTCCTGCAGGGTTTCAACAATTTCCCGGGGATGGCCATGCTGATACAAAACATCAGACCCTCCGGCAGCTTTATATTCTGCGGAGGTTGCGGAAACAACGTGTGAAAAGATATCTACTACATTCATAAGCCAAAACGGTTTATTGTTTTCAAGGGATAAGGCTCCCAACCGTCAAACTCAGGGTAATCGTCTTCATGCTCCACAAGCCAGTCATAAACCTCCTGTCCTGCATGAACTGAGTGATTGAAAGCTCTCGTCATTTTTTCGCCTACAACCACTACTGAATTTTCTCCCTGGGTTTCAACTTCACCGAGAGCTGCAGTCTGAGTTACCCGGTTCCGGGCCCAATGGTAGTATACATACCCGGTTATCGGGGACGGCCTCTCCGGAGTCCTCAACAATTGCGCTTTGAGGTCAACCCACCTCTGGTCCGGCTCTTCGCCCTCTTCCACATCCAACCCTTCAAGAAAGGCCACAAACAATGCAGGCTGCAGGATTTTTATGAGGTATTTCCGCTCATAGATAGCGATAAACCGACCAATCTCGGTAAGGTTTCCCGAAACGGCCGCGCTGGTTCCTGCCAGGTTTGGCACAAGGAATTCCCCAACAAAATCATTGATGCCTACAAGGTTTGCCATTACTTCCAGTTTTGATTAATCAGAGCCGTTTCAAGCCGGCAGTCCTTTTTCGTCCTTGCTCCAATCGTAACCTTTTGCGGTAAGGCTTTCAGCCATCCTCCTGCATGTTTCATTACATACATCGGGATTTCCCTTTTCTTCATCTCGATAGAGAAAAGGATATCCGACATATTTGTGTAACTGAACACATCACGGCCAGATAGCGGAGGGTTCAACGTATCTGTGTGAAATGCCATCACCCCTGTCCCAATGAGGTCAATCTTTTCATCCGAGGCGACCTCTTTTGTACATCGAAAAAAATCACCCTTGTCCGTGTAATAATTCAGGACAGGGGGAATGACACGCCTACCGTGAAGGCTTACGATTGCTTTCCGGTCATAAACTTCAATGGCCTCAATCAACTTTTCTACATAATCCTCCGGATAAACAAAATCATCATCAACTGTAAAGACATATCCATGCCAAGACTCACAAAAAGCAAACTTACCTGTACAGCCTGCATCAATTCCATCAGCACAAAAGACATGCAGTTTCTTTCCTCCCTGTTTTGACAAGGATTCTGCTTCTTCTGCCGTGTAACCGTTTGCCCAAATCACTACAGCATCAACCTGATTGACCAGGCTTTCAACTGCTTTCAATACGACATCCCTGCGAAGGGGAAAGGTCGCCATGTATGCAACCTTTTTGTTTTTCCCTTTTACCGGGGTTTTGATACTGAAATCGAAATCCGGCATGGGCTGACAGGTAGCTGCTCCCAGGGATTCACCCGGGGACGGAATGTGTTTTTCGGCAAGTCCCTTTTTAATGAGTTCCCTGCCGACCCAATCAGAAACGGATTTGATTGAACCTTCAATCAGTCCGCTCTTTGTTGTCTGGATAATCTTTACAATCATGGCTGACTTGTTTAGGTACCGGCTTCTTCCGTTGCTATTGCAGCAATGGCCGTAGCAAAATCACCCTGAATGAAAGCATTCACGTGATTTGTCTTAATGTAGTGAACCATCCGGGCTTCCACCAGAATGGTAATAAGGTTGTTGGTGAAATCATCATTCTCATAACCAACCTTCAACACACCATCCTTACGGATGCGGAGGTTTGATTTGGTAAAATCGCCAACGACAAAATCTCCAACGGTGATACCGGCATTTTCGATGATTGGCACTCCTCCGATTCGCTTCCCGTCTGCCGTGATAAACGGGGGCAGAATATAATGACCATCCTCCGCCTTTGTCAATTCCATACTCGCTGCATCCAACGGATTCACCAGAATATAGTTCGGGATGAAATGAGCGTTGTATATCAACGCCACGGCCGTCCTCAGTACATCAAACTTATTTGCTCGCTCAACCGTGTTTGCAAAGCTTCCTGCCGCAAATTCAGGTGCATACTCCAACAGTCCCTTTAAATTATCGCCATCGCCATCTCCAGACAGCAGATCGGCATCAACTTTCAGGTCCAGCCTTTCAACCAAATCCCCATTGATTTCACCCTGAATGAAGGGAATATCCTCAATCATTTCCTCCGACACCTTGATAAATGCGGTAACCTTTTTCGCTTCGGCCGACCGTACTACGATTTTGAAATCAATCTGTGATTTCTTTTTGCCTTCACCGGTAGCCGCTGCGTCGCCCTGCGGAGAAACATATTCAACATATTTGATGATTGGGCTTGTGGTGTTGGCGGTGTTCATAATGTCGCGTAAAAACGGCAATCTCCGTGCAATACGGGTCAATCCCGGTTCAAGCGTTTCCATCAGGCCAGACACACCGGTGACATGCGTATCTCGCTGCATGGTACCAACGTCCTTAATCTCAAACGCAATCATGCCCCCCTGCTTGGTCTTAATGGCCTTGATTGCTTCAACATTGGCCTTGTATGCCTCAGCTACGTTTTGGCCAAAGCTTTTAAGTGTTTCGCGCTTCCCTTCTTTCAGCGACAGAATTTCAAGACCCTGGGCCTTCAAAGCGTTTTCCAACTCAAGGATTTTCGCCTTGCTTGGCTCGTTGTCTTTCAGGTACTCTTTGATTGATGCTGTGGCAAGCTCGGAGAACTTTGCTTCTGTGATATATCCTTTCGACAATCGGTCAACCTCCTTATTGACGGCTTCTACAACGGCTTGCATTGCGGCCTTTTCCTTATCGGTCAAATCGATTCCTGCGGGAATTGCGAGGGTTGCAGCCATTACCCCGGCTACCAATGGGGCCATAAATACGGTAACAAGCGCAAAGGCACAAAGCATGATGAGACCAAAGAGCCTCAGCCGGGCGTTTCGCTTTTCAATCAGTTTTTTCATAAAAAATGATAATTTAGTTTGACAATGTGGTAATTACGCTAAATCTCTCAATCAGCGACGGAGTGCCTGCAGGCGGCTCCGATTTTGGTTGCTGAGTGCCCGAGGGCGGCTCAACAGATATTGTAGGTGTAGCGAAATTGCTCCCAAGGGGAACTGCGCTACCTTCGATAACCTTTGCCTCCGTGACAGCCCAGAAATAGCCGTCCTCTTCGCATTCATCACGGTTCACAACCTGGTCAATGTACTTGTCCCAAACCGCCTTTTCCTCTTTGTCAAACTTCGACTCTGAGTTCAGGGCAAGGAACAACTTCACGTACCTCATGCCTACCGAATGATTCTTAACCCGACCTTTGGCATATTGCTCAGCCATGTACTCATTCCGGGCCTTTTCGATTTCAGCATTAAAAATCAGGACTTCCGTTTCCCCGGGATACTTATACCCAAGGTCTGCCCATGTCATTTTCGCGGCCATAGCACTAACCTTGTCAGCAATGATACCCTTAAAGCTCAGCATATGCTCCTGCAACAAATACAGTGATTTCGATTCTTTCAGGCTCTTTTTCCATAATCCCGGGAAATGAACGTCTTTGTGGCTGTCCCTGATGTTTGTCGTATTGATAGCAACCGACACATTGAAGGAATCAAGTTCCAACAGCTGAGGGTTTGCGAGGGCCTTAGTGACTGCCCCTTTGTCATCTACCGAAAGCAACGAAACCCCGAGTGGGTCTCCAAACTTTGGCTGATATACCTTTTCTGCATACAGGGCTGCCTTGTTTTCCCTCATGAATTCAAACAGTTCCTTGTGATTAGAAAATTTCGGAAGTTTCATTTTCTTACGATTTTGTTCTGTTTTGCAGAGGTCTTTTCCCTGAGTTCCTTAATTTGTTCCGGAGTCGGAGTTTTCCCCCTGGGTTCCGGGTTTTGTTGTGTTGCCATCGAAAAAAGTGTTTCCTGTGAATTTCGTCGGATCGTAATCGAGTTTCAACCGGTATTCTTCCCGGGTGATAACCTTGCTTTTGTACGCCACATCAAGGGCGTGGGTGAGTATGCGAGTAGCCTCCGCTTCATCCTTCTTTGATTTCTGAAGGGCGTCGAGGTGGTCATAAAAAACCTTGAGTGCAATACCTTCGGGCAAACCGAAAAACGAGGTTAATGCAGTAGCCCAGGCATCAGCTTCCGGAATGATTGCGTCCTGATACAAGCTCTTCTTTGCCTCTCCGACATTAGAGAAAGTACTGCCGTTTTTGAACCCAAGCAAATACATGGGATAGTCGTAATTGTCAGCAATCTGCCGGACCGAATCTTCAATCTCTTCAAACAGCATCAGTTCCCTGGTAGGGTAGGTCATCGACTGCCATTTGAGGTTCGCATTCGTGATAATGACCTGCCATTGCCTCCGGGAAAAACCGTACTTTTTGAATTCCTCCTGCAACTCTTCTTTTTCACCGGGCTTAAGAGGAATCTGGCCTACGCTGTCATGACTCTCATTACTCAGAATTCCAATACCTCCCCTTCGGGTGATCAGCACATTTCGGGCCTCATAGGCTGCAATGATATTCGACACCGGGTCCTGCAGGGAAACAAGACGGGACTGCGAATGTGGGAACGGGTACTCCAAACCTTGCGAGGTATCATTCAGAACCAGCATATCTTCAACCTTAATGGGGGTAGTATAGCCGTTTACAATTACCTCATACTTTTCTACAATCTCCTCAAGTTTGGTCTGCATCATGAATTTACCAGTCAACTTTGTATTGACAATCCAATTAGGCAGAACCCACAAAGAAACAATATCCCGGAAGCCCGGGATACGAAGCGCAAAAATGTAACACCGGCCGAACAACTGTTCATATACTTTTGCCTGAGCTAAAAATTGATTCCACGACTGGAGGACATTCGGCTTTTCCATCAGAGCCTTAACCACCTTAGCCTCCCGAGAATTCACCTCTTTCCCGTTCTGGTCCAGTACCCACCATTTTGCATTTGTAAAAGCCTTGGCCTTCCGGTTAATGATTGCTGCTACTGCAGGACATTTGTTGTATGCTGTCTTTTGACTCTCTACCGTCTGAGTACTATAGATGCTGCTGGTTCCACCAATCTCATAAAACCAATCCCTGTCATAATTGCTGACCGAGAATGCCCGATTCAGATAATTCCAGAAGCTCTTTAGTCGATTCATTTTGGCGCCGGTTTAATAAACTGACGTCAAATTTATTACAACAAAAAGTGTAATTAATTACAAGTTTTCAACAAAACATTGTAATCCGTTGTTAAACAAGGAAAGACAACCCTATGTATCTAAGCGCATCCCAAAAGTGATTGAACTTATCAATAGGTTCATTCAGACTTATCCCGTTAATGGTTCTCCACTTGTAATTATTTGCCTCTCTCTCCGCATCCCTGTCTTTGACAATATACAGGTTAAACCGTTTCAAAATATCTATACCCATTTTGATTGACCCACCCGGGCATGGAGCAGCAAACACATTAAGTCCCATCCTGCGCAAAGAGGCAATCATTACACCGTCTGAACTATCTGCAGCATACTGACCTTTTGCCTCTATTTTCTGAATAACCTCTCCCAATAGGTTTGCGTTATCGATTGGCGTATAAACATGCAGCTTTGAGTACAGATTGTTCCCCTTCCTTCGAGCCCTGACAATAGCTGTCGGGTCATTGGTATAGCCAAAGTCAATCCCAAAATATTCACTGTCATACTCCTCCGGTAGCTTGTCAATAAACTTCACATTTGGAAAAACCAATCCCTCCGGTGAAGCTCTGAGGCCAAGTCCGTACACCTTCCACATGTAATCATCTGCCGTGCCTTGCTCAATGTTTACCGGGTTCGACGGATCGTAGGACAGGATTTTCTTTTTCTGGGCTGGCGGGACGAAGGGATTATCCAGAAACGTGGTTTTCACAAACACCACATCATCCCTTTTCTCAAGGTCAAAAACCCAGTGATCTGAAGTCGAGGGATTGTAGTCAATCCACCACATTCTGTTACACCTCTGTTCTAACTGGTCAAAGAATGCCTTTTCGATTCCATACAAACCCTCATTGATAAAGAAAAAATCAGAGCCCATACCGTGAGTTTTACTCACTCTGTCAGCTCCGATGAAATTAACCTTTGAGCCAAGTAGATTGAAGGAAGTCACATCACGATTTATGAAGGGACTGTATAACCCGACCTGATTCAACCTTCTGTCAAAATCGTCATAAAGCGTTGTTTTGAAAGAATTGTATGTTTCTCTGACGTTGTTAATAACAAGCTTTTGGGCTGCATGTGATGTCAAATACAACTCAAAATCGATGCCGGCCCAGGTTTTCCCAGACCGGCTTGACCCTTCCAGGACAACGCCTTTTGCACCGGAATGGTAGGCGTTGTACAGGGCCGCGAAATTCTTATTGATTAAGCGGGTTGACACTCTCGACCTCGCTATATTGCTCCGGGTATTGATTGCATAACCGAACAATCATTTTTTCTGCATCCCGCCTTGTCCAGTACCAACGGCCGCCGAAGCGACACCATTTCCCGCACACTCTTTTTTCAATCTTCCACCGGCCAGACCGGTCCATCTGCGGACGTAACTCTATCGCTTTATTCATGATTGCTTCCTTTCTCTTCGTTAAGCGTTTCAGCTATTTCATCCTCTGTTGGGAATAAAGATGCCACACGCTTCTTTTCTTCGTCAACCACAATCTTTGCATCCAAGACACGGGTATGCTTCCATTTGTCCGGCCTCCGGTTTGTCAACCAAAGAGCCATAGCAGCAACGTCCGGGGGGATATGCTTCTTAACTTTTTTCATTGAAGTCGGCACAGCATCATTACCGGCTGAAGTTTGCTTAACTGTTACCTCTGTATGTGTTTCCTCGTACTCATATCCCAAAGCCCGCTTTAACAGAGCATTCTCCACCTGAACATCTACCGGCTCCTTTCCCTTTTTAATAGCCTCCCGAAACTCCGGGAAACGGTTCTGCATGGAGTAATATGTTGACATGCCTAAACCAAGTTTTGCAGCAATCTGCTCATCATTCAAACCATCCCTTGCATAGCCTTCGGCTAACTGAGGAAACGTCCTCGGGTCATACTTCGTCTTTCTGGCCATCGGTGTACTCTTTTACGATTTCAATTAATTTGATAAACGCTACCGTATTGGATGAAATATTCACTTTGCGCTTGAACTCAGTCAATACTTTTAGGAATTCCATGAAGGGAATATTGACCAATCTCGCACTCTTTTCATCCACTTTCAATTCCTGTAGTTTAGATAAAACCTGGTCGACTTGTTCAGCTCTGGCGTTTGTAAAGAAGAACCTCATTTCCTGTAGCTCGATGTCTTTTTCATTGATACTCGGAAATGACTTTATACTAAACTCCGGGAAAACAACCTCATTCAATCCGGAGAATTCCTTGCCCTGAATGGTTTCCAGTTCGTCAAAAATCTCCTTCAAAATTGCAAGGTCATCCTTCCCAACCAGCGCATTGTGGCTCAACTGATAGGCAATTTCCTTCTCCCTTGAAATATTTTCAATAAAGAGAATAAGAATATAAGGAAGGTTAGCTTTAATTGCAGATTTCACCCTATGGTTTCCGGAAACAACCAAATACTTTCCATCCGGTTTTTTAACTCCAAATGGAATCTGACTCAGGAATTGGTCCTCTGCAACGTTTTTAACCAGGTTCTCAAACTTCTCTTTCTCCATGTAGTGGGCATTCTTCGCTAATAGAATGCAATCCGTGGCCGGGTCCACGTAGTCCAGTTGATACGGTTTGATCAGGGCATTGACCTCTTTCAGTTTTTCCCTGATTTCAGATAGTGCTTTTTCATCCATGTCTCAAAGTTTTGTGATAGTGATTGTTTATTAAATTTCGCCTCGTAGATTAACTTCCCCTTGTCCCTTCTCTGGAGGAAAAACACACCCCTGTATTTCATTGAAACGGCCTTATCGGTATAAACGGTAGTTTTGAGCCCCTCATAGTAGTTTTTGAAGGTCGCCCCGAGTATGTATTGGATTTCATCAGACAAAAGCAGATACAACACAAGCTTTGACAACTGCCTGTGTTTAGTCTGAACCACAAAATCCGAATGAATAAACATCTGGCCAGTAGACAACGGGGACAACCTTTCTGAAAAGGCACAAAACCCAAACACTAAACCGTTTGCCCGAAACAGCAAACCCAAGTCTCCACCGGTTGAATAGTTAACCCTCAGGCTCATAAAAAAGGATTTGTAGTAATTGATTTCGTTTGGTGACACCGGAACAAAATCTATCACCGTCTTTTCGGTAAATTCAAACTCATCCCCTATCAATTTCCTGGGAGTAACTTCCAGCTTTTTAACCGGGGCCAGGTAGTACTTTGAAGACATTTCAACCGATGAATACAGGTAGATATCATGTCGGCCTTCTTTCATTTTGATTTTCGCCACACAATATTCCTCAAGTGATGGATACAGGACGTCAGAATAAAAAATATTCTGGTCCTCTGATAGCAGCTCCCCCCAAACTGCATCCGCTATATCCGGGTCATAAATTTGATACGTCGCTCGTTTGTACTCAAACGTTTGCTCTACTAATTTATAGATTTTCTCATACCCTGCAACATACGTCGGAGGGAAGGCGATACCAATACCTTTCCCCTTTTTCTCCTGCAGGAATTCTATAAAGTCACCAAAGAAAAAATCTTCAATCTGAAACGCAAAGGTTTGATTTCTTTCGAACTTCTCAATGGTTTTCTCCAAATACTCATTGGCCTTTTCCCTGTAGATGTTCCACATTTCCTTTTGGTAGTCATTTTTCCTTGCATGGAATTTCGACACCTTTACCACAAACAAAACTGAAATGAAGTGTTTATACTTGGATTCCGGCCATGTATTAAAAATTTCCGAAAATTCATTGTCCTTGGCCTGAACAACTTGCTCTTTTCCCAGCACAATATCAGCTATCAGCTTCGAGTATAACGCCACATCATTACTGTGCACTCTGTGTCCGGCATTGAAAAGCGCCCGGTCCACGGTAAAGTTTCCGGAGCACCCTACATAAATATTCTCCCGGGATTGCGGGAGAAGTTTCAGGATAACGTTTATCGCTTCCTGAGGGGTCGTACCAATAAACATAAGAATAAAGATTGTTGGTTAGATTTCGGTTTCATATCTCCCAATTCGCGAACTTCCTCGCCTACTTCCTTTTTAAGCCATTCAGCTACCAGGCGACGGTGACAAAAATCACCTTCCTTCTCATAACACAAAAGAACAGCATCGTTACCATTAGCAAATTTGCGTATTGTTTGAACTATCTCAATCGCTGAGAGGGTTGCCAAAATTCTCATAAACTTCGGCACATACTCTTTTTCAGATAAATAAAGCATATCAGGAAAGGGGCTCAGTTCAATCATTTGAGGTCCATTCCAATACTTATTAAACCTGGCTATCGAAATACAAACATAGCCTTTGGCCTGGTACTTTTTTACGTTGGCAAAATTGCCTGTAAATATTTTCATGGTTGTTGAATTTAATCAATAAAGATACAAAAATAAATTGTAATATACTCACTATCAGCGTATTATTTTATATGGCCTTAGTTTCTTTTTTTTTGGCCGCTCCTTGTAGTCAAATAGTTTTTCCCTCCAGAGGGTTTTGTCTTCCTCGCTTGCTTCGAGTGAATCAATGATTTTATAGACCTTATACTGAAACCCTCTGTTGAATTGTAACAAATCTGAGATTTTTTTTCTCGAATAACTCACCATGGACCGATTATGAATTGATAGGGTTTCACAAATTTGTTCCTGATTCTGGGTTTTCCCAAAGATTACAGTTAATAAGGATGCGGAAACATGACGGGGTTCCGAAACTTCCCTTTTCCTTGTTTGCAGGAATAGCATGTCGGACGAAATGCCGTATTCACGGCACACGCATTCAATTACCATCTGTTTTGTCTGTTCTTCCATCACTTGTCATTTAGCATTCCTTCATCTGCAAAACTGTAATACCCTTCACTTGACAGGATTACGTGGTCAAGCACATTAATGTCTAATAACAATGCTGCCTTGGAAATCTTTTCTGTCAGATTTTTGTCGGCCTCGGACGGCCTCAGGTTTCCTGATGGGTGATTGTGTGCCAATAACATTGATGAAGCACCCACGTTGAGGGCCGAAACAAGAATCATTTTGGGGTCTGCAACCGTTCCAGACATCCCGCCTTGGCTCACTTTAAACCAGGCTATAGTGTTGTTTACCCTGTTCAAATAGATAACCATAAACTCTTCGCAATAGTCAATGGTATCTTCATTGAACAACTCGCGAAACAGATCCGCGGCATCTTTCGAACATTGGATTTTAACCTTCTTCATTCCGGACTTTTTGTACTTGATTTCAATCTGTGGGAACTCTGATTTATACTGTATCATGTTGTTTGGTTTATATGTTACGCATATAAATATACAACATAAAGCATTAATAACCAAATATTTACATTATTTTTCACAAATATTTTTCAATATTTTTCTCGGTTCAAATCCGAAACACAGCATTGCCGCATCCCGGGAATGATTTGAGGTTCTGCCCTTCCATTTTGTCAGGCTTTGAAAAAAAAGCGGGTTGGGTTTCTTAATCGTCCCTTGCACAGGGACTGCCTCAAAGTCGATTCCCTTTCTCCCGGCAAATGATTTCCAGATTGCAAAATCCCGCTTCACGGATCCAGCGCCCTGTATTTTTTCGGTTTGGTTATGCCGGCCAAAAGGTTTCCAAGTATTGGGGTTTTCAACTCTTAACAAAACGGTTCCACACAACCTATAACCACAAACACGCTCAATTGCCTCGTCGATGGCCAGGGTTTCCACCTCTATCAATACACCCTTTTCTACATCGTACACGGCAAAACCGGTATGTGTCCCGGGATCGATACCCACAATGTACCGGTATCTATTTCCTGACGTCGGGAAGATGTTCATTGTTCACTCCTTTCCGGACATTCTGTGTATAGGATATGGATTTCTACCTCTACATCAAGTAGTCGTTCATACCTCTTTTGTTCCAGTTGTCGGTACACTTCAATATCCTGAACCTCCCGGTTTCTTTTCGGTTTGGCCAGGGGTTTCTGGGTCTTTTTGTCAAGAACTGTCAACTGTCTAACCCTATACATCAGTAAACGATTTGAATGGTAATGTATCTGTACATCAATGCATCATCAAGCACTGAAAGAAGCCGGCTAATCGCCTCTGTGTTATCGTCATGCTCCTTTACCCATTCTGGTTGATCGGTGAATTCCTCGGAAAAACCCTGTTCTCTTTTTTTGAGGGCGTCAAGCGTCTCCTTCAGAGATAGCGCATCCTTTCTGTAAATTTGAATCGTTGCCATGTGTCTTATTTTATTGTCTCAAGTCAATTCCTTCGATATATACCACGTTGAACATTTCCCGGTACCGGCTACCCATACGGCCGCCATACAGGGACACAAAGTCCTCAAGCGAGGTGATGTTAGTAGTGATATGCGTTATCTGGCCATGATTCACAAATGTGTAATACCTGGCCTCAAGTATCTCCTGCAGGACATTTACCGTGTTACCGTAATTCTTCCCTTCTGGCTTATCGCTCAGTTCATCGAAAGTTACAGTATGGTATTTCTTTTCTCTGTCAAGGTAATAGACACAGTCGTCCGTGTACGCCTTGATAATTTCGTCCCCGGTTCTGCGGTACTCCCTGCCAATAAATAGGCTCGACACAAAATTGCTCTCCACCGGTGCGTTTCTCAGTTGAGGTGTTTGCTTAACTGAATGATTACAGAACAACCCCATTGCAAAGCTTTTCCCTGTACCATAACTCCCCGCCAAATACAGCCCCTTATGCAACGAATATCCAGGGGCCAGGGTCTCAAACTCCGGATTACCGGTATGGTACAAGGCCAATAAACGATACAAGCGGGCAAGCTCTGGAGTAAATCTCAGGTGTTTTTCTCGTTTTTGCAGTCGTTGCCGCCCACGGGCAAGCACATAATTTCTGGCTTCCTCATAAGTCATAAGTCGGACAGATGGGGTGTTTGAATACACCTTCTCCCAATATGCCTTAGTTGCTTGCCTCTGCTCTTCTGTCAGCTCCCGATTGTCGTACTGTTTTTGTCTGCGGAGGTTTTTCGACTCCCAATCGCTTAACAGGTACTTTTGACCTGCAACTTCGATTTCAGTTTTTTTGTTTGTTTCCACTACATTGTCCTTTCTGGTTTAAGCCTTACCCCGGGGGAGGTTTGTGATTTTTGTTCCCGCCAGTACTTTGAAGCCCATGCATCAAAATGCGTTGCTACATCTCTGAAGGTTCGACGTTCATCATGTGCGGTACTCTCACATCGCAGGAAAAAGCTTTCCAGTAATTCAGAAATTTTTTCTCGCGGAATTTTTTCTCGTCGTTCAAGGCTTTCTGGAATAAGTGAGCTTTCCCGCATCAAATTTTTAATCTCTTGCCATGAAAAGCTCGTGTGCGAAAAACTTTCCTCTCCCTGTTCCTTTCCCTTCCTTTCCTTTCCCTTCCTTTCCTGCTGTGAATCCTCAGTGAGTGTTCCGTGAATGTTCCGTGAATCCTCACTGAATGTTCCGTGAATGTTCTCTGCGTTCTCAGTTTCTATTCCAAGATATGCGTTAACTTGTCGCTCCTCCTCATGTTTCGGGATTGTACGTTTGCCGGGGCGGTTGATAACCTGATGGGCACAAAATGTGCGGATTTTGTAATAGCCCTCGCCATTATACGTTAGGGGTATCAACATCCGGGCATTTACCAACGCATCAAGCCAATCATTGACCTCCTGGGCCCTGAGCGATTCGTCATAAGCGAACAACTTAGATTTCATATAGGCCGGGTTTGACCTTACAATACCATAATCATCCGCAAGATTCCATGTGCCAATAAACAAAAGCCTTGCCCCGAAAGGGAGCCTACACAGCTTTTCATCATCCCATACTTCGGGTTTGATCGTTCTTATTCGCATTATCCCTCCCTCATTGGATAGATACAGTTGATTCCATAAGCCCCAAACTGGAGCTCATTGTTATAGATTACAACATGAGTACCCGTAACCCGGTAAATGGTAGCTGGGAATGTATTTCTTCCGCTATATACCATAACAGGCTGATTCGGGGAAAGGGCCCCGCGGAACCTCCGCAGGGCCTTCCTCGATTGGCACTCTTTAATTATCCGATTCAACGGGTTCAGGAATTTCATTGCTGGCCACATCATTGATAGCATTTTGCATTTCATCAATCTTCTCCTGAAGTCTGGCTTTGCGCTTATTGGTCTTTTGCTCCTGTATCTCCTCGAATTCTCTCATTTTTTCCGGGGAAAAAATACGTGCGACGTCGATAATTGCCCTGGCATCACTAATATTATACACGGGGGCTGAGGTTGATAGCCTTGACAGAATAAACGAGCGCATCACTTTTACCCTTTGCTGCTCAGTCAGCTTTGGTGCTACATCATAATACTCCTTATTTTTAATGTAACCGTCATGTCCAAAAAGTTCATCTTGCAAATCATCATTATTCACAGTTTTGAGCATTTCGACAAGCAGGGCTACCATTTCTACATCAATTAGCCGACCGGTCTGTGAAGTATAGGCATCTTCCCGGAGAGTAGATATCGCATTCGTGTTGACCTTTTCAAGTAGCAGCTCGTCCTCACGTTTGAGTTTGTTTTTCAGGCTAACAAGCCCAACCAAACTCGACTCACTGGAATTGCCGGAAGCATTTTTGTTCGAATTAGGTACAGCATAAATGAACTTACCCTTTTCATTACCTTCGACAATAAAGACCTTCTGAACTCCGCCAGATATTTTCTCTTCATATTCCCGCAAGTCGTTTTCGTATTCCTCACAGGCTTCCTTGTACATGACAGAACCATCTTCTTCATCATCTTCATAATCCTCCGGGTCGGGAGGTTCCGGTTTTTCAATCTCCCGGAGTCCTTCTGACCAACCAATCTTCACAACAGGGATTCCATCTTCTACCATCTTTTTAACCTTCTTTTCTGCTTCACCATAGATGTAAGAATTGCACCCAATAACCACGTCGGGTTCTTTTTCCAAGATATTTTTCAACGTCCGGTCGAAATGGATATCCGATTTGTGCTTATAACACGAACGGTCCAAACACAGGCCAGTTTCCGGAGAATCTGGGAAAAGGCTCAGGGTTGATGCTGTGTTTTTCGGACAACCCGTACAAATGCCGGCCGCGCTGTCCAACGTGGGGTCATTCAAGTCAAATGGGGCTTCAGAAAGTAACTGCGTAAAATCCCGTTTTATGGCACCTTTGAGACTTTTGACCGTTGGACATTCCCAATACTTTCCACTTCTTTTCTCTTCGTCAAAATGGTCATTTAATATTTCTCTCTGAAATTCCTCTTTGAGTTTACTCAATTCGACTGCATGACCTATTCCAATCACATCCTCACGCATCAGTTCCTGAAATTCCGGAATAAGGTCATTCAAAGCAAGTCGGGTCCGAATGTAAAACTCAGATTTGCCAAACCTGGCCATCAGGCCGGTAATGTCGTACCTCTTCTTTTTAATCAGATTTTTGAATGCTTCTGCTTCCTCAAGCGGATGAACATCCTTGCGCTGCAGGTTCTCCGTAATCATCATATCAACTGCGTCTGAATCTGTCAACACCTTTACGATACAGGGGATATGCTTGAGTTCTGCCATGACTGCAGCCCGGTATCTTCTTTCACCACAGATAATCTCCATCGTCCTGTGTCCATGCCTTACAATAAGCGGCTGAATAATGCCAATCTCACGAATCGACTCAGCCAACTCCTTCAGGGATTCCGGGTCAATATTCTTCCGGGGATTCAACTTGCTTGGAGAAAGCTCGTCGGTTTTGAAGTACTTTATTTCATTTACAATCGGGTCCTTTTTTTCAGAGGACTCCTCAACTGGTTTTGCATTTTTCGTTTTCATCTTTTCGGGTTTTGATTTATAGGAAAGTGGAATCTTCTGGTTCCTGGCCGGCTTGGGTAAACAGGTTGTAATCATCTGCAACCATATTCTCTACCCATTCTTCACCGGTATCTGTCCGGACACAGGTTTTCACGTTATCTGCAGGAAAATGAAACTTTACCCTTACTTCCACAGGGCGCTCTTCATATCCTGCTCTTATGTTGTCAGCAAGCCGGGATATGTTGGCCTTGATGTTGTCCATCCTGCTTTTGTATTCGCTGGCAATGGATTTCTTTTCCTCTTCCAGCTGGCTCAGGTTTTGGTTTGAGGATGCCAGTTGGTCTGACATCCTCAGCCTTTCCTCATTGGTATAGTAACACCTGAGGTGACGGGTCTCACGGTAGTTTTTAACTTCTTCCATATCACTCAGGTAGTTTAATGCTGATGCCTTCGCTGACAAACACCACCGGGCAATTCAAAAGGTTCCCTGTTTTTGCATCTGCAATTTCAAACTCGGGTTTGATGGTTTTCAGGAATTCCTCTCTGGCCTTAACCTTTTCCTTTGCCGTTGCCAGAGACTCAACCAATTCCTCATATTCAGAATCACCGCAGGCTGTAAAATCGTATGTCCGCCTTACAGTTTTCGTGATTTTTACCCCCTTGAAAGAGAAGGTTTTTTCAGGGAACTTGTCAACCTCGCTCATTACGCAGATTGTAAAACCCTTGTGTTTGCGGATTGCATTGATGGTCTCTTCCATGTTTTTCAACATGACTTCAAGTTCGAGGGGGTTCCGGTTTCCGGACTTCACCTCCTCGATACATAGCGATACAAATACCTCTCTCTCAGATTTCGACTGAGGCAGGTATGTGAATTGCGAAACTGCGTTTTCTTTTTCCATTACTGTATTGATTTTAAAAGGTTTGCATAATTTTTGCGAATGATAAACTCCGCGAAGTCATTACAAAGGGAACTCACCTCATCCTCTAAAGCCTCATACCTGAGGCATTGAAAAGATTCCGGTTCCATAACCCAAGCTCCCTCAGCTTTCCCCCCAATAATAACTGGGGGGAAGTTTTTCACCTCAAAGACGTCATACCAAAATGTATCAAGCCCCAACATGGAGAGATAAAACCTCCATTGGAACGAGGCGTAGAATTCGCTCCAAAACGGGGTTGAAAACTTGGTTTTGACGTCTCTTATCTCGATTCCTTCAACGCCATCTGCACGGCCTGTTACAAGGATTGAAAAATGCCTTGTGTCCCAAATTTTGGACGTTGGGACCTCGTGAATCATCAGGGGGTGCTCATTACGGTATTTGAGAGCCGGGCCATACTGCTCAGGAGACAGGATAAAGTCCTCCACATACATTTCACCCTCGTGGGCGGGTCGGTTGAAAGTTTCGATAATCTTATGAAATGCTGAGCCAAATTTGACCTTGTCGTTGGGGACAAATTTGCCGGCAATGGCATCCAGTAAGGCTTTTTCTGTGTCCCATTCAGTTACCCCTGCCTGAAACCTCCGGAACTTTTCGAGGACGGAAACACTAACTTGATACTTCATTCTCGCCTCCTTTCGCTTTTTTTAAAAGTGCTTCGCAAGTATGGACAATATTCCAAGCTTCTGGGCTTTTAAGCGAATCAATTAAAGCAAGTGTACATTTCTCCAAAGCATCAACTAACTCATCACGCAAAACCAACAAGTCATTAATAGAACGGCTTGCTTTTTCCCCTCTACACAAATCTTCTTGTAAGGTTTCAAGTTTGTACTCTGTCAAACCATTGCATGCATTAACACATGAAACAATCCGCTTAGCGTTTGCTGCCTTTTGGTCTGGGTTCAATACCATGCTGGCATCACAGTCAGCAATCCGAATAAACCCGATGGTTCCGCCCTGTTCTGCATTTATTCTGCGCTCATCTACAATCCAAGGCTCTGGGGTGTGGGGAATATTCATGACGGGAACATCATTTCAGGTTCTGTCTTTACCTCTTTGCGCACATAACAGCCTTTTTCACGGTCGGCAACAAAACCATTCCGCTTTGCGGCATCTGAAACAAGTTTCAGAAGCCCTTTTTGATATTGTTCAGGAAGCTCACGGATAACAGCAAGAATTGCAGTCAGATCATCCGGGTCGTCGCATTTCTCAATCTGCCCCCGGTACTGCTCCACTTTTTTCAATGCCTCTTGCTGTGCCTCACTTTGCGAAGCAATAGCATCCTTCACCTGTTGAATCAAACCGGCCATGAAATTCTTAAAACCGGGATCCTTTTCATCCGGGATTTGCACCAAGGGAATCCTTGCTACATTCTTTCCAACGGTAAAATCTGAGGGTTCAAACTGGATGGTCCTCTTATTGTTGACCGTCCTCATATAGCCTACCTGGTCGGCAATCCGCAGAAGTAGGTTGTAAGACTGACCCGTCACGTCAGGGATACTTTTAATGATATCCCCATCCTTTTCCTGCTTTGCGTGTGCAATGATAACAAGGTCTGAACCATCAGCCCTCCGGTTGTTTACGAAGATTTTGAATTCATCCCCGATTGCACCATAGGCCCCAAGTTTGTTTTTCGCAAGCTTTTGGTCCTGACGGATAACATAGGACATCAGGAAGTCATCAAGGGCAGCCTTGGCCGTGTCAATTCCTACCGTTGCGTAGGATTTGAACGTGCCGGCCTTCTCTTCCTGAATGACATCTTCCCACCTGCTCACAAGCAGGGAATCCTGACGGAAAACAGAACGGTCCACCCCTCTGTCGAAGTCGCACAGCAGGGGATTGTCAGAAGTGTTGAACAGGGAAGTTTTCCCTATTCCTGGCTCACCATAAAGGACTATCACAATAGGCCTTTTCGGGAGCGACTCATCTTTTTTCACGATTGGCATAAAATTGAGTTTTTGAGTTAATAACTAATTGTTGAAAGTGGCTCATTTGCCATTATCTTTGCAGCGGACATACCGCTTTTTGACTCATCTTTTCGGTTGTCTATTGCGCCCTTCCTCAGGGCGCTTTTTCTTTCCGGGAACCTGTACCCCAGATGCCGCTTAATCAACTTTCTCATTTCAAATTCTGGCACATGGACATAATTGCCACCGGCCATGTGGCACCTGTTCTGAAAATACAGCTGCAGGGAAAGCAGCTCCCGGTTTTCTTCAAGCTGCTTGATTGAATAGGTGTTGCAAAACTGCTTATACAGCTGTGCGACGGTTTTTTCTTTTTTCATGTTGTAAGGTGTTTAGAATGAAATCCTTGTTTTTCCTTCTCTTGATTGCATCAGCGTTGAATTTCAGGACGTAGGACAACCTGAATTTAGGGGTGCTGCTGCCAGTTTCATCCGGGACCACCCATCCGTTTTTTATCCAGTTGTGGAGGGTTACCCGGGTTATGCCGTGAATCTTGCAGAACCAGTTTTGGTCTACAATCACGTTGTAAAACTTATCCGGATTGTACCCGGATGCCTCTTCCATAATCTTCCTAAGGTCCTCAGGTGTTAAGCCGTGAAGTATTGTTGATTCCATCACTTAGTAATTATGTCGTAATTTTCTGGATACACTACGCACCATTCAGCCCTCTTGAACCATGCCCCGCGGTTGATATACAATGTGGCATCATAAACCTGACCTGGGCGGCAACCTCCACGTCGCAAATCAAAATCTAATTCACCCTTGAGGCGAATTTTGATAACTTGCGTTGCGTTTTTCGTTTCTATGCTCATAAGATACCGGCCTCCGCTGCACGGGCAACAATGTGATGCTTTGACCTTGCACACAATTTTTCGCGGAGGTTTCGGATTGTAGTGGTAACCGTATGACGGCTCACGAACAATGCCTCCGCAATTTCTTTATCGGACTTTCCGTCCGCAATTTTCTGTATGACCTCTCTTTCCCGGGGATTTACTTTTGCTGCAGACGTGAAGATATCACCGTCCTGGTCTGCAATCCTCCCATTAATCACATCCGGGGTTTCGTTAAAGCCCGACCAAACCTCATCAATGAAACCAAATACCAGCGGGTTTCCTAACCCGTATTTGCGCTTCATTCTCTGATATGCCGGGTGCTTTATGGCAGACTCCAAGGCAATCAGATAGTATCGGGTTCCTGGAAGCACCTCAAAGGTTTGTCCTCCTTCGATTGCATAGTACCGGCCTTCCCTACGGAAGAACTCAATACACCTTGTGTCCGGGACCAGAGCCAGGTTAGGCTTCATGACACAAATTGTATAGGTCATCGAAACTTGGATTCCCTGTCTCACGTATAATCCGCAAGACCTTCATCAGAACCTCCCTGTCAACAAACTTAGATTTGTTGTCTGGAGTAATCAGGTCTACATCAAGCCTCGTCAGCTCTATGGTTGCGTATTGGGAATGTACCCCAAGCTCACTCGCCACTTTTGACAGAGCTCCGTAAGGCAATGATTTGCGTAAGCGAATCAAAACCTCAATGGGTACTGGAATTTTTACCTTTTCTTCGGTATTGACAATGTCGCTCATAACTGTTACTTTTGGTTGGAAATTATTTGTAAAGATACAACATTTATTGTAAATATTGTCAATTTATGCACTTTTTATTGAAAATATTTTTCCAATGAGCGATTCAGAACGTATGCAGTTAGTATTTGATTACAGCAATGCAAAGAATATCAGCGACTTTGCAAGAAGTATCGGGCACCACAGACCAGAGGTTGTTCGTAGGGTTCTTAACAACATCAACAACATAAGCGCAAACCTTGCAAGGTATATTGTCAAAAGATACCCGGAAATCAACTATCAATGGCTCCTAACCGGAGAGGGGCAAATGTTGATTGAGAAGCCTCCGGCCGAAATCACTCAACCACATGCCGGAAATCATCTGCCGCCCGCTCCGGTTCAGACAGTCGACAACCTTACCCGGGCTTTGGGTATTATCGAAAGTCAACAGGAAAGCATAAAGCAACTCACGGAAGCTACGCTCATACAGGCCCGGTCTCTACAAGATATAATTGTTCGCAACGAAGCAAACGGCCAAACCCCGGTTTCAAGCAAAGCCGGCTGAGGGTAACGCACAAAAAAGGGGCTTCAACCTATTTCCTACAATATGCTAATACTTAGAAAGTAATTAAAAAGTTTCGATATTTGCTATTAAATCAAAATAAACCAATCATGAAACGAGAGCTGTACATTCTGATGCTTCTGAGTTTTTTTGTTGGGCATAACTTTGCCCAAGACACTATTGTCATATCAAACGGGAATCTGTTTATCGGGAAGATTACCTCGGTAGATCATAAGGAATTGGTTATTGATCACATCAACCAAAAGACTGAACTGAAGTCTGAAAAAATAAAGCTCAACAGGATTGCCTATTGTAGTAACCAATCGATCAGTTATAGTGCACAACCGGTATTAGACAATAACGAACAGGGTTATTTTGTCAATCACACAAACATAAAGCTGCTTGCGAGAGAAAAAATATTGACACCCAAATCGCATGTATCAAAGGAACTTTTGCCGTTGCATTTCATGGACATATTGCCTATTGACGGGCACAGGGTTATTTACTCTGAGGTTGTACAAATCGAAAGTACAGATAGAGATGAACTGTATAGAAGGGGAAGAATTTGGGTAACCAATACTTTTAAAAGTGCAAATGCAGTGATACAACTCGAAGACCCTCAAAATGGTATAATAATTTGCAGAGGTAATACATCAATAATTCACGGCTTCGTTGCCATTAAACCAGAAACAGTAACAGTTAATTTCAGGGCATCAATTTTTGTTAAGGAGAATAGGTACAAATATGAAGTGACTGATATTACACTGAGATACAATTCAGGGAACGACATTTGGAAAACTGATCCCGTTGAATACTGGTTTTCTTCCTCAAGAGAAAAAAACACAAAGAAATTGTTTGAGAGTGTAAATGATGCAATCAATGGATTGATTTACTCTATGAAAAATGGAATGACGAATCAAAGTCAAAGCAATTCAGATTGGTAA